ATCTTAAGCTCAAGTGCGTTGTCGCTAAACGAAGAAATGTATTTAGTCAGAAGTTCTTTCTGCTCTTGCAGAAGGTCGTGGCCATACTTATTATTAAACTTCCCCACAAACGTTTTATATGTAATGTTATCTATGCCGGCGATATTAACGCTCGGTGGCGAGGCCGAAGTCATAATCTTAATGATCTGATTCTCTAACATTACGCGATCGAGCGGTGAAGTCTTCGATGAAAACATCTGTGAGATACTAGCCAGCGTCTTATAATTGGGAACAAAGTTATTAAACACTTCGGGAGAGACTTCCTTGTTGACATCGTCTATCAGGTCACTCTGACTAACAAAAAGTCCTTGGACATCAAGAAGGCGGCTGGCCATCTTTGCCTCGTTTAATATTCTCTTTGCGGTGTTCTCCGAAACTCCACGGACTTCGTAGAGCGAACGGTAGCATTCTAACTGCTGTTTAAGCTGGGAGGTCTCTCCAAAGTGCTTCTTAATAATCGATACAACCTTGTTACGGCGGTCAGCATCCTCTTTCAATATTGCGACGGTGGCCTCCCTTATGAGAGCCTCATAAACAAACGCAGTGTTTCTTTTTTTATTATGCCTTGTTTTCATCTTTCTGCTCCATTAATATACCTTCCTTAATTTCGAGTCCTTGAAGCAGTGTTCGAATAGATTCGTTAACTTCAAAGAGTTTATCTTCTTCTGAGGTTTCTTTCAACATATAAGTAGACCGGTCTTCTTCATAAATACCCACATTAGCCCCAATTGGTTTCGCTAAGTTGGATATGTCTCGGCCGCCGGGGAACACATTTCGTGTGCCACCGCTCGCTTTCTGGTTTCCTGCCGATGCATCATTGGCGCGCTTTCGGGGGCCTCTGCCGCTTCTCCGATCATTTGTGCCGCCTTTCGCGACGTACGTTGACTTTTCATATTTGCGTACGTCGCGGCTGCCGGGCGGAACGGCTAATAATGCAGAGTCATCGCCACCGCCTGCATCACCAGCGGGCTCTGGGGCGCCGCCGGCTTCTGGGCCAATGTCGCCAGCCGGCATTTCTGCGGGGCCGGCGTCCATATCAGCGCCCAGATCGGGAGCCATTCCTCCACCAAGATCACCGCCGCCCATGGGGGCGCCGGCGCCAGCAGCAGCAGCAGCTTCAGCTACCGCTTGAAGTGAAGCATCATGCTTCCGATCATAATACATTTCGCGCTGGTTGCGCTGGAAGTCCTCGTTCGACATTCCAAATACGTGTTCCATAACCCAGCGCCGAGAGAAGTAGCCCTCAGTCGCCGAAGCGGCAATATCAAATTTCTGCTTCCAATGCTCAAGCTCTTGAAGCTCCGCAATCTTGGAAGGGTTGTTAAGGGACAGGCTAAAACTTAACAGGTCATCGCCGCGGAATCCAAGCGTATAAAGATGAATGATACCAATCTTTGTAAGCTCTGCGATAATAACCCTCTGGAGTCTCTGAACTGTTCTCGCGAAACGAATGTCTTTCTGTGCAAGTGTCGTTTTATCTTCTGCTGCTTCCTCGCCCATTGAGAGGTATGCGGCAGGAATCTTAAGGGCAGAGAACAATTTGTCGCGAAGATACTTAATATCATCGATTGCTGTGATATTCTGTGCGCCGGCAAGAGACTGAATCTCTGTAGCCGACCCGGCGCGAACAGGGATGAAATAATCCTCTTCGATGCTCATTGGGTTGTAGCGTAAATCAATGCGACCGGTGCTCGGATCAACAACGGAGTGTCGCTTAAGTTGTGTGACAACCTTTTCCATGTACTGCTCAACATCTTGCGGCGGAATAGCTCCAACATCAATCTTGAAGACCCGGCGTTCAGACGAGCGCACAACACGATAAGCCATCATTGCATCTTCCATAAGCGTAAGCTGGCGCCAGATACGGCGGGCCGGCTCAAGAATCGAGGAACCGTACGGCATATACTTATCGTTTCCTAAGACGCGGAAATGGCACATCTGCCAGTTCTCAAAGGTCATTCCGGCAGAGTTCCACTGATATTGGACATAGTTTGGGTTGGTGGAGTCTTTGCCCTCCATTCTTTCAATCTCTTGGGGGGGCAATGCGATGACTGACTTTACCCCATATTTCTCATCAATATCCAAATATAAGAAGAAGTCGCCATATTTGCACATGGTACGGCTCCAACCGAAAAGGTTATACTTTAGGTTCAGTACCTGATCGAACAAGATAGTGAGGACTGCTTTGATTTCTTCGTTTGAACAGTCGATGTTGAGCATGGGGCGCAACTCAGAATATGTTGTCATCTCATCAGAATAGATATCTAAGGTCGAAGCAATCTCTGGCATATATTCCATCTGATCAAAATCGACATAACGCTCTGTTCTTCGCTGGTTAGCGATGGCATCGGTGGCCACTACATCTAAAGGATTGTAGAGCGACTTCTTAAACTGCTGGCCAGACGCAGACTTAAACCGCGAACCGAATTTGTCAAGGTGCTGGCGCCTGATGCGTCGTCCCGACTGGGAGCGGTAATTAATAATCGGCCCAGAGAACAGTCTGGTGAGCGCTTTGAAAAGCCCCGATTGTTCATTCGCTGGGTTCTTGTAGTTTCTGTTAGATCTTGCCATTTATATTCTCACTTTATAATCCATTTAAATTCGTCGTATATTTTACGAGCGTCGCTTATTTGATCCATAATGCTGTCTTTCTTGTATCCATGTTGTCCTTTAATTTGTGTGTTCATACTTGTCCTAGAAGTTATAATCGCATCTGAAAATGCTTTTTGGTAATTCAAATCTCTAGCGTTTGTTTGAAGGGCTGTATCTCGTACCCAGCAGGCTATGGCCAATGCCATAATGAGATCGTCGTGGTACCCCTTCATTGCTTGAGGCTTCCCGTTCCTCCATATAAAAGTCTTCATCTCGTTAATAGTGCGAGCCGAATATAGTTTAATTAGTTTGTTTCTTATAAACTCTTCTAATTTCGCTATGATGAGAGGTCTCGTTTTCACACTGGTTGAAAATCCTGCAATTGCGGAATTGTGATAGCTGGCTTGATGTTGATCGATATATTCGTGCGTTGACTTTACGGAAAAATACAGGTTGGGATAATCATATTCTATCAGTTTATCCAGAACTGTGTAGCCAATATTGTTATTTTCTACCACAAGCATACAATTTCCGAACTCTCTGCCAGTTTGGTTCAGCATGCCAGCGAACATGTCGGGTGTCAGCTTACCCTGATACTCTCCGACCACCTCTAAAGTTTCTAACTTGACGATGTGGAAAGTCGAATAGTCTTCGCCATCACCCCTTGCCACATCGGCGACCATCAAATAATTACATGTCGGATCGTACTCTTCCCAAATCCAAAAATTCCTATCGAATCCAGTTCTATGCTTGGGCTCTTTCACGTTCGACAAAAGCCACTGCATACAATCCGGATCTATCACAGTCTCGCCCGAGGTGTTGAAGTTGCACTCTAGCTCTTGAGCGATTTGGCGCTTTGACATGTTCTTGGTTTCTTTTTTATACCACCCTTCATCACGATCGGGGTGGACATCCCACATAAGTGTTGTCAAATTAAAGTTATTAGCACCTGTCTCTGCGTCTATACATGTTTTATGGAACCAGTTGCCAACACCATTGGGCGTCGAAAGAGCGATGCAACGACCACCGGTAGACAGCGTGGGGTAGAGGCCAGTCCATAATTCTCCCAATCCTTCGATGTGGGCGGCCTCGTCGAGCACCAAAAGCGACAGAGCCTCAGAACGACCGGCATCGCCAGAAGTAGAGGCTGCCTTAATCGAAGACCCGTTAGAGAGTATGAACGAAGTTCTATTGTCAATATCAATACTTGCAATGCGAATCCAATCAGGAAGATTCTTCATGATCTTCTTAACTTTGTTGACCAAGTTGCCTGCTGTGGCAAACTTAGTAGCCATAACTAGGACTGCCTTGTCACGGTGGAAAAGCATCATCCACACAATATAGCCGGCGGTAATTGTAGAGATGCCAAGCTGGCGGGCTTTGAGAATTACATTAAAGCGATAATCATTAAAGTCTGTGAGTAGCTCATCTTGAAAATCATAAGTATTGAAAAGAATAAGCCCGTGCATCGGGTGTGATATACGGGCATACGTCTTCAAAAAGTAAGCAGGATCCTTACCGCATTTTAATATCTCTTTGACTCTCTGTTTCTTGTCTAATTGAAAGGCCATTCGTCATTCTTCGTTTGTATTCTTATGCCTCACGATTGGGGGCCCTTGTCTTTCTTGCGATCATCGTTATCGGGGCGCTTGCCACCTTCGCCATTCCAGCCGCCCTGATCAAGGAAAGTTTTCCAGCCTTTATCGAGGCGATCCTTGGAGGGCTCTTCTAGTTCTGGATGCTCATTTAAGCCACCAACTTTATAATTCATCTTGGCTGTAACCCACGTCCGGACGCGGGAGGAGTTCTCAACGCGGACATCAATCTCGCCTTCCTCGGTCAAGCTCACCGAATCACCTGTAATTTTCTTATATTCTTTTTTAAGCCAGCCGGCGATATCGGCGATGCGCTGCTCCATCTCGGTCTCAAAACCGGCAGCGTATACTTCCTTCAGCTTAATCTCCGATTGATAAGACAGGCACATTTTATTGCCGTAGAACTTAACGTTAAAGCCGTCCATCACACGCTGATCAATAAGGGCGTTGCCCTCTTCTCTACGCAAAATGCCGGGCTTGTCCGGTTCATAATCTTCGCCAAGGGCGCCATCATATGCGTTGGCGGCCGCTTGTGCTAAGCCTTGTATAATTTCATAAACTGTTGCCATTGTTGGGTCTCCATCCTTTTAGCCATCTCTCTTCTCTGCCTTCCACATATTGAAGGTGGCATTTACTGCAACAATCAAATTTAGCAAGACATACATCATCCATTGATTTCTTTGGAAAAGATCCGCAGATAGGACAACATTTTAAAGATTCTCTATTAAGTAGTTTTTTTGAAACCTTTATGCCATTAATGTCAACTTTTTCATGCTGCTCTTCATTGTGTTTGACCTTCGCATAGAATTCTTTCATCTGCATAAGATACTCTTTTTCCTTCTCTTCGCCCCACTCGGCTCGCGGGTTCTTAATTGTCTCATCACCGTACTTCTGAGATATTGCTTTCTCGATTGCGGCGATCTTGTCGGGATCTTTAATTGTCATTGAATGCTCTATATGCTCCATAGGTGGCAGTGGCGCCCACAATGGCGCCGGCTGTGGCCCACAACCAATTATTACGCGGAGACTGCTTTAAAAGCGACTCGCGAAGTTGTGTAATTTCTAAATCTTTTTGATCGACAAGTAGCCTGTGTTCTTCCACAAGCGCATCGTAACGGATATTGAACTTGTCTCTTTCTAATTGAAACTCTATATCTTTCTTTTCTAATTCATACGATAGCGTTATCTCACACTCACGCTTAGCATAAATCTTTATATTGAGAACCTCAGCGGTTGCTACAGGATCAAAAAGAACGCCCTCAAACGGCGCACACTCATTCTGCCGCAGCATTATAAACTTCCCCGGTTCCTCAGCGTGGGCGGTCATTGTAAGCAGCATCAGTAAACTAACGAACATTTATAAAACCGAACGCCTCCTCAATATCTTTACTCAGGGCTTCTGGGTTGTTCTTAAAATCTTTTACGCGGTCATTCTTGTAAGTGCGGCGTTCGCGCTCAAGAGCCACTTGGGAGGCCATGTAATTTTTCTCTAGTTCGACCAGCGCATCGCGGTATTTATTAACTGCCTCATCCCGGCGTTCTAGCTCTCGCTTGTGGATGTCTTTTAAGCCGGCAATCTGCTCTTCCAACGACTGCTGGCTAACTTCGTATGCCTTCTCAAGCTGGTGGTAATCATACCTAAATTTGGCCATCAAGACCATTAGAAGCGTTCCAAAAAGTATCTGCTTCCAGTTGTTTAGGATGAATTTAATGACCACTTCTCTAGTCATTGTGCCCCCGCAGTCTTGCGATACCATCGATCACAGTCTGACCTCCGATATAGATTGCGGAAATGATTACCCAATCATCACTGGTGACGTGGCCGGCTAACGCCAGTCCTGTCGCAGTGGCCCACACCATTAGTTTGCGGGATGTTAGTTTTGATAACCATGTGTCAACAAATGCTTTTGATTTTTCCATCATATTTACTCCTTGTTTTTCTCCATACATTTTTCGTATCCGTCTGGATCCTTAAGTTTGTCATAAGTCTTTGTGCCGGAGCGCGAGTACTCTTTGCACACACCGTGCGAGCCTGCGGGATGATCCGGCGGTACACTTGGCCAGCCGTCAGCCTCTTCAAGGCCCCCATAGCCTCCGGACCGGTTAGGGTCTTCAATGTCGTTAATTGCGTTCTCGATGTCCTTCGGGCGGGCGCCGATTTTCTCGCAATAATCTGTAAGCCCTAACTTGTAGCCGGTTGGACATTTCTCTCCGTGCTCTAATTTGCGCTCGGGGCTAACTGGGCCGGCCACAGCTGTTACTTCATCCAACTTTTTTTGAGTCGCTTCATACAACGCATTGTTGATCGTAACCTCGATGCATTCTTCGTGGCTTTGGTTTGGGTGAACCTCGTCACACTTCTGGCCTTGGTGGGCGCAGGGATCGTATTGTTCTAATAACCCCTGAAGGTCTTCAAAATAGCTAATGTATCTGGCTTTGTCAGAATGATACTCTTTCTCCCCCCATATATCAAGCATCTGGCCGATGTCGACCATAAGGCCTACAAAGTTATCTTCGGCCGTTTCTTGTGGGCCATATAAATCGTGGTTGGGTAAGTCGTTACCATCGGCGCGTTGGGCGCCCAATCCGCCGGCCTCGCCACCAAAATTGCCGGCGACACCACCGGATTCGTTGATCACCTCTTCTTTGATAATTTTGATCAGCTTGTCTCTTGTAATGTTCATTTGTTTTGTTTTCCTTCTGCGACTGCAGCCTGTGGCGGGGCAAACGCTTTGCCCATTGCTTGCATAATGGTGTTATACAGTGTGCTCTTGTCGCCGCTCGGCTCGGGAGTGGTGGTGCCTTGTGCTTCGCCACCTCCAGATGTAGTGGCGCCGGCAGCTTCAGGCTTCGGCGTATCTTTGCCGTCAAAAATTGCGAAGGCGGCATTAATATCCATCATCTTTTCTTTGTCGCCGCCTACATCTGGGTGGTGTTTCCTAGCCAGATTTCTCATGGCTTTCTTTGCGGTGCCCTTGTCTGCGTCGGCAGCTATTCCAAGAATTTCAGCAGCCTGCGCTAATGTCAGGTCAGATTTGCCTTCGTTGAGCGGCCTATTATTCAACCACTCTTCATATTGAAGGTCAATTCTCCAATTTTCAAATATTATATTCATTTTTTCTTTACACTCTTAACACATTTCTCATATTTCTCTTTATCTTCTCGGCCAACTGATGACGTGCAAATTGCCCAAGGATTGTTTTCCTCTTCTTGCAGGCCCACTTCTTCGGGGGCATCGAGGGCCGAATCTAGAAATCCGCCGGCGTATGGGTTTTCATCCGAGGGTTCTTTAAGAACATCTTTGGCAAATTCAACCAACTCTTCATCTGTTAATTCTGGGGCAAGCTCCTTAAAAACCCTCATCAATCGCTGCATGGCGTCGGGGGGCATCTGATATGCATCGGCTTTGCTCATAAGGCGTGCGACATCTTTCATGTCTTCCTTGAAGTTAGTCAGATTTCTCTTCCGATGTTTTCCAAGAGTGCGGGGAGCCGTAGGATCGTGTTTGGGTACCTTAAGTTTAAGCTCCTCGTCTTCATCTTCGGGCTCTGCCCACGCTTCTTGATCGGCTATAAAGCGATCTTCATACCACTCATCCGCTTCCGAATCCCATGGGGGATCGGACGGGTCGTCTTCATCCTCGGAGGCATATGGGCCGGACTTGCTTTGGGGTTTGTGGTAATTTGGATCAGCCACGTTGCGCCAGTCTGTCTCGTTAACGACTGCTGCGACCTGTTCGCGGATTAAAGCTTTAAGCTGTGATTTTGTGATTTTCATACTATCTGTACCTCGCGGCTTTTGGACGCGTGAACGGTGAATCTGCCGGGTCATACTCTTTTTCTTCTGGTTCATCGGGGGTATCAGACGGGCCGGAACGATCTTGAAATCCAGAGTATTCACTCTCTGGGTCATCGTCACTTGGTATATCGTCTGGTTCGCCGGCGCCTTGCTCAAACTTGGCAATCCAACGTAATGCGCTGCGCAGCTTCTCCGAAGGTTTCCCACCGGGGAGTGCGGCTGGGCTGCGGCCGGTCTCTGCGTCTACCCAAGTGCCGTCATCTTCAAGGAAAGACCTCAAATCATAGTATGCTTTTGTTGCAGCAGTTTGTTCTTCGTCAGACAAAGGATCAATATCAATTGACCCGCCCGTGAAACGCTCATATTGTCCTTCGTTCATGGTGTTTTTCAACTCTTCTTTGATAATCTGCTTAAGTTGGGATTTTGTGATTTTCACAGCATCGTGACTCCCGGCTCTACGCTGGTTGTATCGATGGGCTCTGTTCCGTATGGGCCTTGTCCTTTTTCTGCGGCTTGCTGAATATAGGTAAGAGCCGATTCTACAGCAGCCGCGGCACCATTGACCCCTTCGCCTTGTCCTATGCGGCCTCTGCCTGAAAGGTATGGACCCGAGGGGGGCGCGGTACTAAAGTCTACATGGTAGCCACTGACTACGGGCTGATTACCTTGGTATTGGATGAACTGACTCAGTTGAATATACTGATTATTCGAAACTTTTATCACCGGGTATCTCATGCCCCCGCCGCCACCGGAGGAATTCCGTTCTCTTCGTTGACCGTTCTGTTCTGAAGCCTGTAGTGCGGCTTCAAGGCTTTCACCCTCGCTCAGGATCTCCATCTTCTCACTCATAAAGTACCGAGGGTCAAATCTCTTTGTGTTTTTTCTTCTAGCCATTACATTTCTCCTTTTATGTTGCTAATCCGTTTAAAATTTACTGCCGTATTGGCCAAGCTCTACGCCGAGTTCTGTAGCATATCCAACCCAATCGTCTCTTAATCTATTCAATATTTCCTGATCGTTCTTATCTTCTTCTGGGAGATCTCTGATGGCGTCATTTAAATTCTTCAATTCCTCTCGCACTCCCCACGATATTGTAGTCCAATGTGGATGGCCAGCGCCACCCACCGGGTCGCGTTCATCGGGATATTTTTGAGTAAGCATTCTGCTGATATCGTGGCCGATGGCCTTGTTGGGATGTGCGGCGCTGTAAGCATTGTGTATTATCTGCGCGATAGTGCCCGAGTAATTTTTCTTCAATTGATAATCTTTTACATTATTAAAATAATTTTGAACGATGGCGCGGCCTAAATCTTTTCTCTCGTCCGGAAGTTTGTTATACCTAGGTAAATCGCCCTCGACTATAACCTTTGTAAGCTCTTCCTTAATAATCTGTTTAAGTTGTTGTTTTGTAATCTTCATGTCGCTAATCCATTCATACTTAGTATCGCGATCAATCCGGGCACATTCTTTTCTTGTTTTTTCTTATAGCCATTATAATATTCCTTTATTGTAAAGCGTTCAACGCCACGGTTAGTTCCTCAACAAATTTGTCGTACTCATCCCCATCGCCGGCCGCATAAGGTCGAAATGCTTCGATAGCAGCTATAATATTGTCTTCAGTTTTATTTTTAACCAAAAACGCTCTTACATTACCAATTGGATCTCCACCTGTCATTAAATTTCGTATCTCTTGCGCTGCTTCTGTCGTAGCCTGACTAGGAACAGCTTCGTTCTCATCCAAAGTTCTTGAGATCTCTTCTTTGATAATCTGTTTAAGTTGTGTTTTTGTAATTTTCATGTTGCTAATCCATTTTGGTTAAGTGGTTGTTTCTTTGTTAGATGCCGCGGCAATCAGCGTTGTCCTATAACTCGGATCATAAAGGAGACCGCCCAGTTGTGCCGAATATTTCTTTTGAATAAGCTGGTCAATTAGCGCATTGACATCCATACCGGTCGCCGCCGCTAGTGCTGCGAAGTAAATCCCGAGTTCTTTAAATAACTCCTTTTCTTCTAAATCTCCATTATAAAACTTTTCTATGAGTGCGTCCGCAACGATGCCAAGTTCTTGTGGGTTATTTGCGCGAAATCTAATTTCGCTTAAGTGCTTTCGCCAATTTTCAAATAGTTTGTTCATGTTGTTAATCCATTCATTGTTACATCTCATCGTCAAGATAGGAATATCTGTCATCTTCAACATAATCCTCATCCCAATCTTGCTCGCCGGAATCGGTGACTCCACCATCTTCAGCTTCCTCCTTCGCATTACCAAAGGCATCCACATAATACTCATAGTAACGGGTATTTTTCCATTTGTCGCTGGGTTTGCCAAATTCTTCATAATCGGAGCGACCGTCATCGAGGGCTTCAGCCCTTTTTATACGGTCTTCACCTTTTGGCACCAAAGTGCTTAAGTCATAAGGCTCCATACCGGGCGGGCTTTCTTTCAAAAACTTGTTCCAATTTTCAAATAGCTTGTTCATGTTGCCCCCATCTCGGCTATTATCATCTGATACATTTTAGCAGCTAGCCGATCCAAGTCGGGCACAACGGCAGTATGTCCAGAATCCGGCATTGTGGATGGTAAATGCGGAAGAAGCCGGCCTTCCGCTAAATCAGCAACAATCTTTCCTAAATGCTGTTTTACGATCTCCTCGCCCTGATCCGTGCCAGATGGAAAAGGCATTGCGCCGGCTTGAGCTGTTTTAATCTCGCTAAGCTCTTCTTTGATAATCTGTTTAAGTTGGGATTTACTAATCTTCATCGCGACGTTTCCCCCCCCTATCCTTTATATATTGAATTCTGTGCTTGTCCAAACTGGGGTTGATGAAGTCGGGCGATGTACCTTGTAGTCCCCATGCTTTCTTCGCCCATTGATAATCCTCATGCGGCTTTAGCTCACTCATATTTCTAATGTGTTCAATGAATTCCTGATTTCCTTCTGGCCTGTCTTCGTTGTTAACTCCGTCAAGTACTCGGAGAACGGTGACGCCGCCGACGATGCTGCCGCGGCCAGAACCGCCATATCTCTCCCACATTTTTTCGTATAAACGGGCTGCATGGTGGAGATCTTCGGTAGACGGCGCGTCGCCCAATATTGTATTAAATACGTGATCTGGCTTCTTCATAAAGTTTTTGATAGCTTCTGCCATTTCTGACCATACGTCATATTCAGAATCCCATGAACCTTGTGGGTCGTCCCGGCCATATTCTCCGCGGCGGGAGCCGCGCCTAGGCATTCTTTCATTCAAAACCTTTGAAATCTCTTCTTTGATAATTTGTTTAAGTTGTGTTTTTGTAATCTTCATGTCGCTAATCCATTCATACTTAGTATCGCAATCAATCCGGGCACATTCTTTCGGACATAAACGCCCGAGAAAAGTGTCTCGCATCGACCGCCGACATAAGCAATCGCAGACTCAATATTCTTACTGACCTTTGGATCAGCCACCATCTCTTCCGACACAACCAGCACCAACGAACCAGCAGCGGCCTTACCCTTGGGTGGAGGACACGCAGAACGATTCATGCAGTTATGAAGGATCACCGACCCAAGCTTTCCAGTATTTGGATCCTTAATCATGGTTGAGCCTAAGAAGGCACGACCGTCATTGCCCAAGCATGTTTCCAGATCTTTACTATCGAAAGATTGGATCGGTGAATCCTCGGTGGAGAGTTTTAACACTTGGGCTAACGACTTAGCAAATTGAGTATTTGCGACAGGATACATGCCGAGCATGCCAATTCTGCCGCGAAGTAAGCGAGTGGCTCGTTCATTGTCAAGAATGATATGCGGGTGCTGAGCAACATCATTTGCCAGCGTCAGCGCATTACGAGCGATTGTGGGGTTAAGGTTTTCTTGTGCTGTCGGCCAAGAGACTATATAAACGACCTTGCCACTCGACTGCACAGAGCGCATGTAACGCTCAAAGACAGGGTGCAGAGCGGTAACACTACTACCGGTACCACCACCACCGCCAGCAAGGACGAATAACCAATCAACTTTACCGAGCTTGATACGCAGGGCATCTTCAACAATCGCACCATTTTGACTTAAAACCTCTTTTCCATATTCTACGTTTTTTCCAATCCCGTCTGAATCGGGAATGAGGACAACGTGATCCTCTTCAACATTCTTAGGAATGTCTTTACCTGTTGAATTTACGAGTAGCGTTTTATTGAATCCTAATTCAATGAACGCATTCGCCATTTTGTTGCCTCCACCGCCAACCCCAACAAAGCCCACGTTAATCGAAGAAGGCGCGGTGTTCTCTGGGAGTAAATCTTCATCAGAGTATTCCATCTGTAATCCGAAATCCTCTACCATGCCGAAGTCTTCAGCGTCTACTGATTCGTGGTAGCTGTCTTTTTCCTGCGCGAACGCGGGAGGTGGTTCTGCGGGAGGCAGAAAATCAAATTCGTTTTTATCTTCTTTTTCGTCTGACATTTTAATCTCCTATTGATTTACTCTGCGACACCGATCGGTGAGTTAATAGCTTCGCACTTTTTACCCATTTCGGATTTGAGGAGTGTATCCATCTCGGCATTAAGTTGGTAGGAATAAGCCTGTTCCGAAGCGTGGCGCGAGCGAGATGCGATCTCATACTCGGCTGCTAGCTTTTCGTATTGTTTAGCCAAAGAGTCGCATCGTTGCTTGGAAACTGGGCCGCTAGTGCCTCCCTTTGTAATATCTTTTGCTTGATCTGGCATCTGGAATTCATCCAGTGCTGCTTCCAATTCTTCTTTAATAATCTGTTTAAGTTGTTGTTTTGTAATTTTCATTATATTATGCCTTTTATGTTGATAATCCATTCATGCTGGCTTGATGGCATAGCCACCGAATTCATTGTTACGGTCCATACTTCCGGCAAATCTAAATTTAAATTGTGCTTGGTCATTATAACCGCCTATCTGCATCCCACGCTCTTTCAAATCTCTTGCTAACCCCATATGCTGGAACATCTGTGATGTGGCAGATTTGGGATCAATTTCCTTCTGCTCATCTCTATAATTGCCGCTTGATCCACCCTTATGACTCACATAAGTTGCCCTCTTGCTAACTCGGACGCCGACAGTGTATGTCCGAGGATCGACAGAAGCCACACCTGCATATATGAATCCCTGCGGTTCCCGTTGGCGGACAGGGGCGCCGTCCTTTAATCCACCCAGCGCAATGCTAACTATTTGTTTTGCTTGTTCTACATCCATGCCCGCGGGATCGACGGGCGCCTCGTTTAAAGCTGCTTCAAGCTCTTCCTTGATAATGTTCTTAAGTTGCCTCTTGGTTACTTTCACTTTGCAATCTCCTATTGATTTACTCTCGCGTATCCTGCTTTTTTCTCAATTACAATTTGCATGTCAACGC